GCCAAGGCAGCCACTCTCCGTGCAGCAACATACTTTTCGCCTCAATCAGGCAGTTCCCAATGGTGAGGATGGCCTCTCCGCCCCGGCGCTTGGCGTCCAAGATCTCCCGGGTGATGACCTCGATGTCGCGCCCCTCCTTGGGGGCCAGCACTCCAGACAGATCAAGCATGGCTGGCCACCTCCTCGCGCCCCAGCAGCTCTGCCACCCAAGTCCGGTAATCCCGGCTGGCCGCGCTGAAGGGGGACAGCACCCCCACCGGCTCACGGGACCAGCTGGACTCCACCACCTTGTCCGTCCGGCGGATCACCGTGCGGAAGATGGGGACCGGACTCTCCTCCCGGAGGGTATGGACCGCGTCCTCGCCGATGCTGGACCGCCGCCACTGGGTCACCAGAACCCCGGCCACCCGGATCTTGGGGCAGGCCTGGCGGATGTTGTCGATCTGCCGGACCAGCCCGGCCATCCCCGTGGTGGAGTAGGCGTCGATCCCGGCGGGGATGATGATGCTGTCACAGGCGGCAATGGCGGACAGACAGCTCACCGAGTAGTAGGGCGGGCAGTCGATCACCACCGTGTCGTAATACGCATCCTCCGCGACCACGGCCAGCAGATCCCGCAGACGGTCAAAGTCCGGGGTCTGCCGCCCCAGCAGGCAGGACAGCTCATAGTCCGCCAGATCCTCTCCGGCGGGGATGATGTCCAGCCCCTCATAGTCCGTGCGCCAAATGATGTCTGGATAGTGCTCGAGGTGGTACTCCAGCGCTGCGGCCAGTCCGGCCCCGTGGGGATACTGGCCGGAGGCCAGCATCATGCTGGTGGCGTTGCCCTGGCTGTCGGCGTCAATAAACAGGACGCGCTGCTTGCAGCTGGTCGCCAGGATGAAGGCCAGCTCCACGGCGGTGGTGGTCTTGCCCACCCCGCCCTTGCGGTTGACGATTGCAAATGTTCTCATGGTAATTCCTCCGTTTTTTCTTCAAATGGGACCGGCTCGTCCGGCAGGTCAAAAAAGTCAATCTGAGTCTTGGGCGGCCGCTTGTAGGTCTGCCGCTTCGCCGCCGGGGCGGGCTCCTCCAGCGCGCTCTCCCGGAAGCGCTGGTACTGTCCGTCAAAGACCAGATAGATCCTCCCCCGGGTGCCCTCCTTGTTTTTGGCCACCTTCAGCACCCGGCGGCTCTTGTCCGGCCTGCCGGGCTCCTCCAGATAGAGCAGCAGGATGGCGTCCGCGTCCTGCTCGATCTGCCCGGACTCTCTCAGGTCGGACATGGTGGGCTCCACCAGCTTGTCCTCCCCGGCCTTGTCCGCCCGGGAGAGCTGGGACAGGGCCACCACCAGCATCCCGTGTCCGTGGGCCAGCTGCTGAAGGCCCCGGCTGATGCCGGACACCTGCTCCGTGCGGTTGGTTTTCCGGGTCTCCGGCTCCACCAGTTGGAGATAGTCGATGTACACGATCTCGTACCGCCGGGCCAGGGCGTCTGCCTGGATGTCCTGGACGCTCATGCCGCTGGCCTCGATCAGCTCCAGCGAGTGGGCCCGGATTCGGTCGGAGCAGGCGGTAAAGCGGCCCCACTCCTCCTCCGAGATCTCGTTGCGCTTGATGGTGGGCATCTCGATCCCCGCCAGGTTGGCGACCAGGCGGTCGGCCAGCTTGTACTGGTTGGTCTCCAGGCTGTAAAACCCCACCCGGTGCGTCCTGGCCTGGTGGTAGGCCATGGACCCCGCCAGGGCCGTTTTGCCCGCCGAGGGGTAGCCCCCCAGCACCACCATGTCCCCCATCTCGGTGTATGTACCCGCGTCCAGCTTGGGCAGGCCCCAGGTCATGTAAGCCACCGGCTCGCCGCTGTGCCGCTCGGCAAAGGCCAGGAGCATCTCGGACATATCCATCCGCCGGATACCCCGGCGGTCCACCCTCAGCGCGTTGAGCTGGTTCATGTACTTCTGTTCCTGCTCGTCGTCCTCGGCCTCCATGAGCATCCTGGCCAGTTCATTCCGCCTGGCTTTCCGGGCCTGCGCCCGCATGATGGAGGCGTACTCCCAGATGTTGGACGCCGTGGGGGTGAGTTCCATGAGCTCCATCAGGTACTGGGTCCAACCGTCGCCCTCCCGGCCCCCCAGCCTGCTCCGGACGGTCACCGCATCGGTGGGCTTGCCCTCGGCAAACAGCGCCTGAATGGCCTGGAACACCATGCGGCACTTGGGGGTGAGAAAATCCTCGGGGCGGATCCGTTCCAGGGCCTGCCCCACCAGCCTGGGCTCAATGAGCAGGGAGCCCAGCACCGCCACCTGGGCGGAGAGCTTGTCCGCCTCCCGCGCTACCATGTGGCCACCTCCTCCCGGGCCACAATGGTGGGCTGGGAGGGCTCCGCTCTCTGGGCACCGCCCTGCCGCAGGGGGAAGACAGACTTCCAGCTGTTGGTCACCGACTGGCGGATCAGCAGCAGCTTGTCCTCCCGGCGGCCCTCGCTGAGCCGGTCCAGCTCCCGCAGCAGGGACACGATCGCCCGCTTGGAGTTGATGGCCCTCTTGGCCACCCGGATCTCAATGAGGTCAGCCAGCGCCCGGTGCAGCTCCCCGTCCTCCCCGACGTAGGCCTGGAGGACCGGCTTGGCGTCCTCCGCCAAATCGTATTTGCTCGGCCGCTTGCCCCCTTGGGGGGCTTTAGGGGGTTCTTTCTTATCTTCTACTGTTACTATATTCTTCTTTTGTGTCGGGAAACCCGGTGACGGTGTTTCCCGTTGACGGGTTTGACCGTTGTCGGGTTTCCCGGACAACGGTGGTGCGTCGTCCTGTATAATGTAGATATTCCCGCCAAATTTTCCGTTGCTTCCGTGGCTCTGCTCCCGGGCCAGATAGCCTACTTTCTCCAGCTCCCCCAGGATCCGG